CTCCAGACTGGCCAAATCGCGACAACATCCTGCTCTACAGGACTGCGCTGCGTGACTGGCCGTCAACTTCTGACTTCCCAGACACAAGACCAGAGGTGGGCTAATGGCTTTAACAAAAGTAAAAGCAGGTGTCATTGCCTCCGACCCTATAACCGTAGGCATTACCACAGTCAGCACAGCGTCCTCTATGACAGCGACAGCTAATACTCATGTCTATGTTAGTGCGGCAGGGCAGACTATTACACTCCCTGCGTCACCTTCTGCTGGTCAGCGGGTGCTTATCACTGTGGGCAACTTCACTAATACAGTGGTCGGACGTAACGGCAGTAACATCATGGGCGATGCTTCGGATATGACTCTCGATGCAGCCTATCTTTCAATTGAATTTATATACGTGGACGCCTTGCGCGGATGGGTAATGACATGAGCAGTTTTAGTGATTTCGTCAGTTCAGGTGGCGGTGGTGCATTACCACAAATTGCATTGACACAGTCTCAAACATGGGTTCCCCCGCAGGACGGCACAGTATGTATTCATGTTATTGGTGCTGGTGGTGGTGGTGCTGGTGATACAAATGCTGCCTATGGTGGTGGTGCTGGAGGTTACTGCAAAAAAACTACTCTGGCTGTAACCACATCAGGTTCTTTTACCGTGGTAGTTGGCGTTGGTGGTTTAGGCGGCTATACCAACGGAACTACAACTGGAGCGACAGGTGGTAATTCTACTGTTTCAGGAACGGGCTTGTCATCTACCTTAACCGCAAATGGAGGTGCTGGAGGGTCTTCTAGCGCAGGAGGGGCAGGAGGTACAGCCTCAAATGGTACAGTAAACAACACAGGAGGTGCTGGCTCTTTTTACGGAGGCGGTGCGGTTGGTGTTTACGGTACAGGACAAGCGGGCAGAGATAACGGACAAGGCGGTGCTGGTGGCGGTTCTTCGGACGCACAAGGCTGGGAAGGCCTAAGCGGCTATGGGCAAATTGTTGGAGGTAAAGGCACTAAAACATCAAATGCAAACGCCTATTATACTTTGATTACGCATCAAGCTGCTGCCTTAGCTGGCGGTGGCGCACAGTTTAGTAATACCTCTGATGCTGGTGGAACATACGGTGGTGATGGTGGCATTGGCGGTGGGGGCGGTGGTGCTAGACGGTCGGGTTCACTTTCCGCTGGAGGCAGCGGTGGTGACGGCATTGTAATTATTCAGTACCTACCAGCATAAGGAGCAAAACATGAATTATATAATTAAAGACTCTGATGGAAACATTACTAATCCCTGCATTAAAGCAAGTGCTGAGTTTGTTGAAGCTAATTTTGAGCATTACGAGCTTTGGGTAGAGCCTACACCACCAGAGCCTACAGCAGCAGAAGATGCCCGTCAGTGGCGTGATGGCGAACTCCAGCGCACAGACTACATAGTACCTCTGACCGACCACCCGCAACACGCAGCTTACATGACTTACCGTGTAGCTTTACGCGACTGGCCCAGCACGGCAGACTTCCCAGACACTAAGCCAACTTTAGGCAGCTAATATGATTGCAGAAATCTCAGCAGTAGTAGGTGTACTCAAGACTCTTAACGCAGGTATTAAAACTGTAAAAGAGTCAGGGTCGCACCTGTCTGACCTTGCTGGACTTTTCACAAGCATCACCGAAACTAAAGTTGCCGTAGACAATATCGAGGAAGCGCAGAAGCAGGGTGACGCTGTGTTGACGCAAGAACAGGCACTAGAACTTGCGTGGGCGAAGAATGAAATACGCGAACGCGAAAAAGAGCTAAAGAAAATAACGCCACGGCAGGTATGGCGAGATATGCTGGCGATCCAGCATAAATCTGTGATGCAGAATAAGCATCGTCTTGAGCGCGAAAGGCTGGCCAAGTTGCGCCAGCAGTCTAAAAATGATGATATGATTAAAAACATTATTGGCGTTGTGGCTCTAATTGCTACTGCTGCTGCAATCTACTACTTCTGGAACTAACATGGCTAAGGAAACAACCATTACCCGCCTTGAGGCGCATGAGAAAGAATGCGCTATCCGATATCAGAACATTGAGCGCAGGCTGGATGATGGTAAGCAACGATTTGACAAACTAGAGAAAATGCTGTGGATGATGTACCCCATGATCATCGCAGTCTTTTCCGTAGCAAAGTGGATAGAATGATATGTTACAAGCACTGATCGCCCCCGTAGCTGGATTACTTGACAAATGGATACCTGATGCCGACACCAAGCAAAAGATCGCACATGAGATTGCAACAATGTCGGAACGCCATGCGCAGGAACTTGCACTGGCACAGATTAAGCTTAACACCGAAGAAGCCAAAGGCAACTGGTTCCAAAGTAGCTGGCGACCAGCAACAGGCTGGGTCTGCGTTCTTGGATTTGCCGTCAACTTTTTAGTCTCGCCATTAGCTGCTGGCGTAGGTGTTGTAATTCCGCAAGCTGACACTGGCACAATGATGCCAATCTTGATGGGGCTTTTAGGGCTGGGTGGGTTACGCAGTTTTGAAAAAACCAAAAGCATAGAGGGCAAATAATGGCTAAATCATCCAAGACAGAAGACAAGAATTACTTTAAGCCTAAAGAATTGGCCTGCCGACACACTGGCGATGAAGGCTTTGACCCTGATTTTCTAAAGACCCTAAATGCTATCCGCGAAGAGTGCGGGTTCAGCTTTGCACTGTCTTCTGCTTACAGATCTCCAGAACACCCTATAGAGGCGCGTAAAGAGGTCTTAGGGGCGCATACGCACGGCAAGGCAGTAGATATACTAGCCAGCGGAGAAAACGCCTTAGAGATCATTAGAGTGGCCCAGAAGCATGGTATACAGAGAATAGGCATTCAGCAGAAAGGATCAGGTCGATTTATCCACCTAGATGGCTGTACTGAAGAGGATGGCTTCCCTTGCCCTGCTATCTGGTCATACTAGTTCCACATAGAACACTAGCCCTGCCAAGCGCGGGGCTTTTTTTTGCCTATTAATTAACAAAATAGTTTACTTTATACAAAAATGGGTATAAAATGTACCTACATTCAATAAATAAAGGGCAACAAAATGAAAGACTTTAGCGACTGGGACGATAAGTTTGAAGATGAAATTGATCATTTACAGTGGATGGCAGAACATCCGGTTTTCCCTGATAAAGAGGCTTATGATGTTGTTACACAACTGTTTGATTGGCTTTGTGAAGATCGTTTGTTACGCAGATGGTGTTTCAATACTGCCAGCAATAGATATATGCAAAGAAAATATGAAGTTATTGTGAGCAATATCAAAGCTAACGATTTATGCGACAAGCCATACTATAAAGACATTTACGAAATCTAATCTAACCGCCCCCGCGAGGGGGCATTTGCTGTAGGAGGCAATTATGGGAATCAATGATCTAAACGATCTGGAGCGCGGTGAGTACGACTGCGTTCTAGGCTATCAAGCCCTAGAAGGGCAATCAGAGGCTTACTATGTTGGATATGGTGAGCAGTACGCAAAAGAAATGACTGTAGGAGGTCAAAATGAGTTTATCTAAAGAAGTCTGGCAAACCCTATCTGCTATTGATGTATCTCAGCATATTGAGAAAAAAGGCAATCTATCATACCTTTCGTGGGCTTGGGCTTACGGAACGATGATGGAGTATTATCCTGATCTGCATTACTCTTTTGAAGAAGATAAATGCGAGGATACAGGCACCGTTGAAATAAGTTGCGTGGTCCACATTCATACTGGCTCAGAGCAAGATCAGATGATGATGCGGCATATGTGGTTGCCTGTAATGGACCATAGAAACAAGGCAATAATTAACCCTGATAAGTTTGCGATTAACTCCAGCAAGATGCGATGCCTAGTTAAGTGTTTTGCAATGTTTGGCCTTGGCCATCACATTTATGCTGGGGAAGATATTAACCCTGTTGTCGCAAATGCCATTATCACTGACGATCAAGCAAAAGAACTGAAGGCTATGATCGAAGAACGTGACGCTGATGTTGCTGCATTCTGTAATCATTTCAAGTGTGAAAACCCAAATAAATTACTTGCCTCTCAGTTTGACAGGGCTATGCACGCTTTGCGTAACAAGCGCAGGTCAGAAGGATGATTATCTTAGACCATGAACAGGGAACGGATGAGTGGCTTGCCGCAAGATTAGGCAAGCCTTCAGCCAGTGGTTTTGCGCGACTTATAACCCAAACAGGAAAGCCATCATCACAAGCGACAAAATATATAGCGCAGTTGGTGGCAGAAAATATTAGAGGGTGTGTAGAGCCTGTATATGTAAACGAATGGATGCAGAGAGGTACTGATCTAGAGCCTGAAGCTAGAGAGGCATACGAGTTTATATCCGGCAACAATGTTATCGAGACTGGATTTATCCTCGACACCAGTTTTAAGTTTGGTTGCTCTCCAGATGGATTGGTAGATGGTCAAGGCGGTTTAGAAATTAAATGCCCTGCTCCTACCACACACGCGGAATATATGATTAACCCACAAGAAGGAATAAAAAAATACTGGCAGCAAATTCAAGGCTGTATGTGGATTACAAAACGAGATTGGTGGGATTTTTTTTCTTACCACCCAGAAATGCCGCACGTTCTAGTGCGTGTTGACCGCGATGATGAATATATCGCAAAACTGTCTGCTCAGGTCGATAAGGCTGTAGCGGAAATTACAAACCAAGTGGAGAAGCTAAAATGAAAGTAGGATTATCAGTACGAATTGATGTTACCAAGATCGACAAGTCGCGCCTGTATAAGGGAGCAAAAGGCACTTATCTAGACCTGACTACCTTTGTAGATACAGCAGTAGCCGATCAGTATGACAACAATGGTTTTATCAGCCAGACCGTCGATAAAGAAGAGCGTGACGCTGGGACTAAAACCCCTATTCTTGGCAATGTTAAGGTATTTTATACCGACTCAGGATCACCAGCAGGGTCTGCGGGGCAAGGAACTACGGCTAAAGAAGATATGACGATGGAAGAGCTAGATGCTGACATTCCGTTCTAGGGTAAAAAAGCCCCCCTTTCGGGGGGCAAACCATAGGAGGTTGCGAGTCGGGGGAACCCGCCCAATTAATATATCACAAGGTTCAAGATCATGGAATTAATCGATACAGGCAAATGCCTCATAACGGCACAAAACAACAAAGGCGTAAACAGCCGACAGCTTGCCAAAATAGCTGACACCTCACCGCAGCAGGTATTACGCTGGCGTAAAAGCAAAAACTTAAAGATACATACTATCCAGCTTATATGCTTGTCTTTGGATATAACGATAGATGATTTTATAACATTTGGTTATAAGTAACCTTTTCAGTTTATTTTTATATTGAGATAGATTAGAGTACAAAAAGTATTCGGGCTAGAGGCTGATGAACTCTTTAAATTAAACATCAGAGCGTGGTTGACCCTCCAGACATGGCCCCAGATGCAGATCGATTTCTGCTGATGGATAGATTAGAGATTCGATACGAATACGAATTAATCGCAAAGCTGCTTTAGCCCTTTGATCGCAAATTTTACTTTACGAAGTAAAAGGGTTTAACGCACCTTAATTAAAAATATTTAAAAATATAATTTATCAATACACAAGGCGAGGCTTGCCGAGCCATAGGAGAACATAATGGGATTTACAGTAAATGGCATCGAGAATGACAAAGATGCTCAGTTTAGTATTAGGGAGCAAGACATTCGCAACACTGTTGTCAAAATGCCTAACAGGATATATTCAGCAAGAGCCAGCATAGAGACTTGGTATGGATCAGTAGAGATTACTGGTTGGACTTTACATAACATTTTTCAGCAGTGTTTGGTTCAAAACAAAGAGTTCAGGAAACTTGTAAAATTATTTATCAATGAACTCGATGAAGGCAAAGAGGATTTATACACCTGTAAAAAGTATTAATCACTGACTGTAGGAGGTTCAGATGATATTAGTTCCAACTGAAGCTAATCACAAAAAAGCGTTAGAGATGGCGACCAACAAAGCATTTAACGGCAAGACAATGTTAGATAATGGTTCAGGTCAATATGCTGGCAACTTAGCTGAATTGCTTTTCAAAGACGCTTTAAGTGATCGTTTTTTAGAGCATGAATACACAGCATCTACGAGCTATCATTTCGACTTTAAGATAGGCAGAGCCACTGTTGACCTAAAAGCCAAGCAAAGAACAGTTCAGTGTTTACCGACTTACGATACTCACGTCAACCTGTACCAAAGGGATTACCCTTGTCACTATTATGTTTTTGCTAGTGTTCTTATTCCGAAAGGAGAGAAGCTGGCTACCAATGTTAAGTTTATGGGGTGGTGTAGGAAATCTGATTACTGGGATACCTGTCAGATCAAAAGAAAAGGGCAGAACTCAGATGGCCTTATTGAGCGAGAAGATGGAGGCAAAAAGAAATACAATGAGCTAGAGTCTATTGATTCATTTTTCAACAAGGTTGAGACTCACCTATACCAACAAGCATTCGGGGAATAATATGCTACTAAATACTAAAGAAGATTGGCAGCCAGAAGAAAAAGATGTAATCGCGTGGCAGAGAGTCTTTCCAGCAGTCAACGTACACCAAGAGCTTATGGCTATGGAATCATGGTGCGATGCTAACCCTACAAAGAGAAAGACAAAAAGCGGTATTAAACGCTTTGTCAATCTTTGGTTGA